GTCGCCGTTCTCACTATTCTTGAGGTCGTCTACGCTAGTAATCCCGGTAGGGTTAACCATCATACGGTACTCCGAGCCAAGTACAGCACCGTCTACCGTGGACTCGCTTAGTACGCTGCATGCTTCAAAGTCCCCTACGTACTCTTCTACCAGACCCGTACCGTAATCCGACTCGTCTGCTAAGTCCCACGTCAAAGCTAGGTACGGCAAACGGTCAGCAGGCCAGCGCCCATTAAACTCTTTAGGTAGTCGCTTCTCATCGAGCCACTGGCTCATGGTGTAGCTGCCGTTAGCCTCGCGTTTAATCCACTTGTAGTAGGAGCATGTATGATCGTCGGCATAGTGCTTGCGGTACAGCTCTACGATCTGCTGGTCAAGCTCGTCGAAGCGTACTTGTTCCTTGATAACGAGGTGTATCACCTCGCCCTTGATGTTTCGCTTAACAACATACTTACGGATGCCCAGCACACGGAGAGAGTCTTTCTCCAGTATCAGCAAGCAGTTGCCTGCTACTACTAAGTGACGGCATGTCTGGAATAGCTTAGGCCGCTGCCCCTTATCGTCCAACGCTGCTACAGCATCACGCTCTCCCTTGGCAAGAATGCTGTTTAGCTGAATCTCGGTAAGGCCTAGCTGGTTAGTTTGTGCTAGCGCCTTCTTACCGGCCTTGAGTTTAGCAAAGGGCCGGGTAGGTGCAAACATCGCCATCATGAGCTTATTGCTTAGATGGTTGACAGACTGTGCCCCTATGCTCTGGTAGTCGTGCGACTCGTCAGCGCTGTCCGATTGGAAGTTAATAGGGTAGCAGACCTTGGGAATCGTTAGAGCAGCGTACCGCTCTACACGGCGTAGGAGGCCCGTGCGAAGTGAATCGCACCGCTCCCATAACTCAGATGCGCTACGGTACGCCATTATATTTGCACACCGCTAGATGCGCTGCCTACGCCAAATGTTTGGCGGCGCTTGCGGGCTGTAGCCGCTGCCGAGGATGTTGGGTCAGTAGGCCCTGCTAACTGTACGTCAGCATTCTCTACTGGCTTGTCCAGCTTGTCAGCCGCCGCGCTGGTAGCCGCATCGCGGGCGGCGTTAAGCGTTTGCTGAGTGCCAGCTTGCACTGCGGCATCTTGGGCCGACTTAGCTGCCCGCTGCCCAGCTTCCCTCACTGCTGCTGCTTGGTCTTCGGCTGCTCGCCGTGTAGCGTCAGCGGCCTGATCGGCCCCGGTAAACTTAGCGACTGTATCTTTAATGACACCCATTAGGAAACCTCTTTGAAATATGATTTTGTTAAAGCCAGCCAGCCGTCGCCCTCGTAAGCCGCTGCTACGATGGGGACTGGAGAACTATCGTTACCCAGCACACCTACGCAGGCTCGGGCCTTTGCGATGGCAAGCAGCGCAGAGGGAACCTTAGACAGCTCCCCGTGAACGTAGTGCAAGCGCATTACTAGCCACTCTTGGAGCAGCCTATCTTGCGTATACCAAGGAGTGATCTCGTCTACGAACACAATGTAGCCTTCGATAACGTAAGCGTTACCCTTGTCTACCTCAGCGAATAAGGCAGTTAGCCCCTTTTCGTAGTCTACCTCGCCTACCCATTTGTACTTAACGGCGTAGGCGGCAAGACGCTTACACGCCTCTACCAACGCGCCCCGGTCTTCCGCAGTAGCTAGCCTCATCCTTGCCCCACTACTAAACCGTTGCGTAGTTCTTTGAGTACCGCCTCTACACCTAAAGCGTAGCCAGCCCATAAGGGGGTGGTAGCGTCAGTCACGAACGTCTTGGATAGCTTCTGCTCCAGCTTGAGGTAAATGTCGTGCTGTAAGCGAACTACAGCAATCGGGGGGAGATTGTTAGTCATAGGTATTCCTTGGTCATTGGTATTAAAGGTACTGATTAGCTAAAGAAGAAATCCGACTCTAGCACTTCCATAATGTCCAGCGTCCCTTTTGGGGGCGGCTCGGGTATGTTTGGGTACTTGGCGGCGAGGGCAGCAGGTGGGTCACAGGCTAGGTACATGGCTACAAACTGCTTTCGGATAATGTCAAATAACTTCTGAGCATCCGCCGCATGAGTGCCGTAGTCATCGTGAATCATAGCCAACGCCGATATGCCTTGTCGTGCTGCGTCAGCCGTGGTGAGGTGTAAGTGCGCTGCGTCTAGGCTGTGTACAAAGTTAGGGGCAAGCCCGCTGGCATGCCTACTCTTGTCGGGCTCGTCAGTCTCTGAGACAACCCTGATCTTAACTGGCCCGTGCAAGTGGGTATTAATCCTATGCACTGCTGACTCAAAGTAGTCTTGACAAGCTGGGAAACCGGAAGGCGTGACCCACTGGATAGACTCGTTAGAGGCATCCTTCATAATGATACGCGCTGACTTCTTAAGCCAGTCCATAGCCGCCCTACCCTTAACCACTACGTCACCGATGGCAGGCCATACCGCTGCCATTAGCAGCCGTGCCGCCTTGCGGTACTCCTGCGGGTCAAAGGTGGGGCCTAGCTTCTCGCGGAGGTAATCGTCTACCACGTACTCTGTGGCGGTACGCTCTGTCACACCGTAGGGGGTGGTCATAACACTACGCTTCACAGCCTTACGGTCAATACCAAACTCAAGCCACTTAGTTATGAGTGCCCGCTCCGCGTCATCCTCCGCAGTAACCAGCATAGATGCTAGCCGCGTAGTCGCAGCCTTAGCTACGTCACCATAAATGTCCCGCATCTTTGTGTTAGCCGTGAGGTTAGTAGCAGCGCCCCCTACCTCGTCGCGGAACATCGCACTAAGGTTCTGCAAGCCGTTGCAGCTACCGTCCATGCTGATAGGCAAGTGAGACTTGAAATCGTCAGGGCTCAGGATGTACTGCTCGTACTCAAAGCACCATGCTAAGAACTGTAGCGGGTCGCCTGCTTCTGTCCAACCTGAGTTGTTAACAGGGTCGGAGGCAAATGACAAGATAAGATCACGACGTTCATGCACCCAAGCCTCACGCTCGGCTAGGGTAGCTTTGTCGAAGCCCCACTTGTTCGCACCCTGCACAAAGAACCAACGCTTAGCGTAGTGGTCAGTTAGGGGCTTACCCTCGGCAAAGTGAATGAGCGACTTGCTAAGGTCAGAGCCTTGTGGGCTCACCCCCTGCGTTAGTGGGTATAGCCTTCCTCGGCTGTCAGCAAAGTACACAAAGTAAATCGCGGGGTACTCACGAAGCATTTCTGCCGTGCGGGTAGCAGAGTAGAAGCGGGCATACCGAGAGCCTAGCAGCTTGCGCTGTGTGTGCCACTCCGAAGTCTCATGCTTCCATGTACGGAACTCAGCTAACTTGTCAGCAGGCCATGTGTCCTTTGCTGCTTTAGTCCACTCTTCCTTAAGCCACTCGGGCTTGGGCGGTGCGGGTGTATCGGCTAGGCTCACAATCTCTTTGGTAGAGAACTCAGCAGCTACTGCATACACGGTATTAAGCATACGCACGTTAACTGCCCATGCTGTACGCTGCAATGCGTTGACTGCTGCTAGCACTGTGGGCATGTCGGTATCACGACCACGGCGGCGAGCCGTCGATCGGCCATGCACAAGGGTAGGATTAGCTCGTACCATCTCACGGGTATGGAAGCCCCCGGTTACGCCGAACTCCCAGTCGATTGGTGGCGCTACACACGGGCCGTATACGGGCATGGTTAGCGACACGTAAGCCTTAACCTTACTGATCTGTTCGACCACCTCGGGGTGCAAAGAGCAGTCGCGAGCATCCCGCTTGTACCCCTGCCGCACCTCTGTGCCGATAGCGATAAGACCAGCGTTCTCAAGGAGCCCCATAAGGTAGAAGCCTACTTGCTCTCGGCTGCCTATGTTCCATTCGGTAATCTCTATGCCCCGCTGCTTGGCCTGCATAGTGAACACTGTTAGCCTATGGCGCTCATCCTTAGACAAGCGCCTACCCAAGTCTTGCGACAAGGTTTGATATAGCTCGGGTGCAGCGTCCTTGATCTGAGCTAAGGCTAACTCCCTGTGTACTGTTCTTCCGATACCGTACCCCAAGCTACGGTGGTCACAGGAGGTACTGCCGAGTAGGCTCGTGAGGGCGTGTCGCACAGCGAGGAAGGCAACCGCCTCGGGGTCGAGGCCAGTAAGTAGCATAACGTGCGCTTGGCGGCGACCTGCTCTTTTGGCGGTAACGTCAGCTTGGATTGCGGCTGCAAGAGGTAACACATACTCACTAAAAATCTCCTTAGCATAGGGGTTTTGATCGGCGCGGCCTTGGTCTTCGGCGCGGGCCATAGCGTTTTCTGCACGGCGAATGCCGCCGTAGTACATTGTCTCTTCAATCTGTTGCTGAGTCAGGAGTGTCATGAGTCTTCGGCTATCCTTAAAAGTTCTAAAGTTCTCGGAGCTATGTGTGCT